TACTAAAGGCATCAATGAATCCTTCTTACAAATTAATGCTGCTTTAGGTACTAATGCTGCTTTAAGTAAAGACATGCTTATTTTCCAAACAGAAATGGTAAAACAAGCAGGTTATAGTGTTGAAGCTGCCACAATGTTATCTAAATTATCTTTAGCTACAGGTAAACCTGCTAAAGAAATTACAACAGCGTTTCTAGGTCAAGCTAGAGCATTAAATTTAGTTAATAATACTGCTATTAATGAAAAACAACTACTAGAAAGTATAGCTAAAACTTCAAAAGCCACATTAATTACATTCGCTGCACAACCTGGTAAATTAGCAGAAGCTGCTTATGAAGCTAAAAGAGTAGGTTTAAATCTAGAAGAAATAAAAGGAATACAAGATTCTTTACTTAATATTGAATCATCCATAGCAGCTGAATTTGAAGCAGAAGTATTAACAGGAAAACAATTAAATCTAGAAAGAGCAAGATATTACGCTTTAACAAATAATATATCAGGTTTATCTAAAGAGTTAGGAGATCAAGGTATTACTCAAGCTAAATTTGCGGAGTATAATGTTATTCAACAAGAAGCCGTAGCTAAAGCTATGGGTATGAGTAGGGATCAAATGGCAGGAATGCTGATGGATCAAACCGTCATGAGTAAACTATCACAAGTTGATGGTAAAACTGCTAAAGAAAAATTTGATAATTTAGTAAAAGAAGTAGGTTTAGAAGAAGCTAAAAAACGTTTAGGAAATGAAGTATTAGCAGACCAAATGGCATCAGCTTCTATTCAAGATAGATTTAATGCTTCTATTGAAAAATTAAAAGAAATATTTGTTACTTTAGTAGAACCCTTAATGCCCTTACTAGACATGTTTGGTGATATATTTAAAGCTATAGGACCTATAATTCAACTTCTCTCTGTAGGGTTGGCACCAAGTTTAAAATTAATATCATTAATAGTGACATCTATTGTAGAAGGTATAAAATGGATATTTACCTTAGGAAAATCTGGTTTCGAAGGGACCAAAGCAGCAGCTTCAGCTTATGGAAATTCTGTAATGAAACCCCTTCAAATGGCTGGGGTAGTAAGCACTCCACCAGGTTTAGCAGTTGGTGGAACAGTAACAGGAGCAGGAAGTATAATGGTTGGTGAAAATGGACCAGAAATTCTATCAGCTAAACCCGGCGCTACAGTAACACCATTAACCCAAATAAATGCTGCTACTGTTCAACAATCATCTCCAATAATTGATTATGATAAAATGGCAGCTGCTATATCTAAAGTACAAATACAAGTTGAAACCTATTTAGATGGAGTTAGTGTAGCAAGGCAGTTACAAACCCCAATGGGAATAACTACACGTAAAATATAAACTTTTTAATATTTATTATAAACAATAAAAACATAACAAAATGGGATTACTTAATTTATTAAATGCTGGAGTAAGCGATTATGGGTATAGTGGAGAGACCGTTCCTTCAACTATAAATAACAACCCTCCAGGATTCACACGTCATAATTTATTCTCTACTAATGGTACCCCTAACGTAAGTACTAATATTATAGTAGGTGGAGTAACTGGATTACAAGCACCTCCAGTAACTTATTTACCTTCAAATTTAGAAGAAAAAGATCCATTTAATACCGCTACTTACCGAAGCAATCCTGGACAAGGATACTTAGATAACTTACCTGGATAAAAACAAATGGCTTTAATCTCTCTCCATACAAATCTTAAATCATTAAGGTTCGGGAATGATATTCAAGGAGGAGGCTCTAGTGGTCTTCCCTATATACAACCTGGATTACCTGAGGATTCACCTGCGGGTGAATACCTTGCTGGTATCGCGAGAAACAGCGCAGATTGGCCATTAAGAGGTGGAACATACTCAACTATAGCATCTACTGAAGACTCTGTAAGAATATCACGTTTTTTAACTGATTTTCCTAAGGGTTCCATATTTACTGCTAAGCAAGTAGGATTACAAAAATCAAACCCAAGAATAGAAACAGGAGGTTTAACCTCTAGACTAAACACTCAAACCTATAATTTAAATGCTAATTTATTAGCGCAAGTATTTGAACAAGGTACAGGTATTCATATACCAAGAGCTGGGGCAAATGCTAATGAGCTAGGACCTGATAACCCTCAAGCAAAATATGAGTACATAGTATCTCATAAAGAGTCTAATGAAAATAGATTAGTTACTTTATTCAATTCTAAAATTCAATCTAATTCAACTGGGTTATCTTTAGATTCAAATATAGCTAAATTAGGAATATCACCTGATGATAATATTCTATTTGATTATGAAATGGGGCCAGATTCATTATATGGGGATGGTAATACAACTATTTTTAGAACTACAAATACTACTACATCTTTTGAAAGATATATCTCAACAGGATTTATTAAAGCCGGGTATAATCCTATCTTTAAAACATTATCTTCAGATGCTCCTTATAATTCAAGTTATATAGCATCTCTATATAATACTCAAACAGTAAATCTTATAAGAGATGAATTTAATTCTGAAGATAGTACAACTTACCAACAATACTCTCCAGATTATATCAGACCTGAATCTACCCCTATAGGTACTTCCCCTATAAATTCCTTTAATAATACTATGGGGTATAGTGCTTTATTAGCTTCTAAAGGTAATGGTCTTGCAGTATTTGGAAAAACCCAAGATTTTAGAGCTCAAACTAATGCTTCAGCTTTAGCTTCTACTGTTAGTTATACCACAGGGGGTCCTAACGGAGATGGATTTAAAATAGAATCTAGAATTGGGGTAGGAAATCCTGGAGCTAGACCTAGTGATAAAAGAGATAGTTTTTACGATGAGTATGAAGATGGGCAAGACAAAATTAATATGTCTCCAATATATAGAAGAAATATATCAGACCCAGTTGAACTAGATAGTCCTTCAGTTAGGGACTTAATTAAATTTTGTATAGAATCCATAGACAATAGTCACCCTGATGAAACTAGTAGAATGCACTTCAGAGCTTACATTACTAACTTTTCAGATAATATAGGAGCTGAATGGGATTCTAAAAGATATATGGGTAGAGGTGAAAATTTTTACACTTATCAAGGATTTACAAGAGAAGTAGGATTTACTTTTATAGTAGCAGCTCAATCTGTTCAAGAAATGGAGAAAATTTACCAAAAAGTAAACTACTTAGCTTCTACTTTACTCCCCGATTATAATAGTCAGGGTTTTATGAGAGGTACCATCCATAAATTAACCATAGGAGAATATTTTTATAGAACTCCTGGTATTATTACTTCTATGAATATAAGGGTAGAGGATAATTATCCTTGGGAAATTAAAATGAGTCAACCTGAATTACGTAATACTTTTGGAACAGGAAGTAACACATTAGGAAATTCTTTAGAAAAAGATGATAGAGGACAAATGGAAGTCCCACAAATATTGAAAATTCAAATGAACTTTAAACCTATAATGGATAAACTTCCACAAAAAGGTCTTAAAGAACCTATAATAGTTTCTGAAAAAGTAGCTAATGATTATCTATCTAGAAAAGATTTTGATTTTTCTTATAAATTTCCTAAACCATCTACTCCACCTCCTCCAGCAATCCCAGAAGCTATTTCTTTATAATTAAATTGAATTTAGGCTCCATCAGGAGCCTTTTTTATCTTACATATTTATATAAAAATGTAAATTATGCCAAGTAGATACCAAACTATATCCACAATGAAATCCGATACAGGTATTACTTCGACTTCGAATAAAACCATGTATAAACCAACATATTATCCTAATATTGAGGCTCAAGTAGATGACGATTACATCTTAACAAGCACCACAGATAGATTAGATAATATAGCTTTTGATTTTTATGGGGACGCTACCTTATGGTGGGTTGTAGCTATGGTTAATAATCTCCCAGGAGATTCAATATATCCCCCACAAGGCTCATATTTAAGGATACCTAAAAACATATCCGATATTTTAATAAAATATAACCAATCAAACAATATATAATAAGTTATGGCTAATTTAGATTACACTAATATTGCTGGTTCTGCCTTTCAACCTTATGTAGCTACCCAAATAGAAAAACGAAAAAAACTTGTTAATAGTAAAAATCGAAGTTCACAAGAATTACAATGGCTTACCAATAAAAGTGTTTGGATAAGAGTAAGTTCTGGAGCTAATGTTTTATATGGTAATAAAAGGTTTGGTGGATTAGAAGGTAATGCCTTATCTAAAAAATATATTCTACAAGCTGGTCTTATAGATCACACAGGAGGTCCTACTAGTTTTAGTTTACGTTCAGGGTTAAGTGATGATGGGGCTTATGGGATAGGAGGAAGTAGAAGTTTTGGTTTTAAACCAATGCCTGGTATAACTGGAATATCTATTAAAACTGGTGGTAAATTAGGTACTTTAAAAGAAACTACTATTGATTTTGTTTGCTACAATATGGAACAACTTAATATAATGGAAGCTCTTTATATGAAATTAGGATTTGGCCTTTTAGTAGAATGGGGTCATACTTTTTATATTGATAATGACACTGAAAAAATTGAAAATACTCCTTTACCAATAGGATTCTATGGTATCCATACTAAAGAAAAACTAATGGAAGAAATTACCGCTAATAGGATAAAACATAGTGGTAACTATGATGCTACTTGGGGCACAATAAAAAACTTTACTTATTCATTAACTGACAATGGCTCATTTAAATGTCAAGTCCAATTAGTTGGAGCAGGAGATATTTTAGAATCATTAAAAATTAATTTATCAGGAGAATTTAAATCTAATGTTTCTTCAAGTTCTGAAATTACATCTTCAATATATCCTGTAGTAGCAGATCAAAATCAATCATTATTGAATTCTGCTTTATATAGTATTTATTCTAAGGATGTAACAAGTGGGGAAAATATTAATTTTCAAATTGATACTACACCTGAATATTTAGCATCTATAGAACCCTTTCTTGGTAATTTAAATTATTGGTTGGGAGAAAGTTTTTTTAATAATACTGAATTAGAACGTAAAGGGTATCATTATCGTTTAATAAATAAGCCTGGTATGAATGAAAATACTGGAGGTGATATAGATTCTGATGTTCCCCCAATTTTATATCCTTCTTTCTTTTTTGGAAGATTAGTCATGGGGTACGAAATTAATGGGGAAGCTTTAAATTCTAATGATATATACTCTAAAGGTTTAGAACAGGTTTATATTACTTTAGGTCATTTACTTCTTTTAACCCTATCTAATGGAATGCTATTTCAAAGAAACGAAGGTGAAGATAAAACTAAACAACGCCCTTATATTTACATAGATGTAAACCCTGAAACTAATAGATGTTATACATTTCCTGGACACTGCTCTCTAGATCCTTCAATATGTTTAATAGGATCAGAAAAGTTACCTTTTGGAATAACTTCACAAACTTTTGAAGATATAAAAACTAACTTTAATTGGTTTGATAATGATGGTACTGGAGGTAGATTTATGTACACTTTAGTAAACATAGATTGGGTAGCAAGTATACTAAAAAAATGGAGAACAGCTGATTCAAAAGGAAATGTTAACTTTGTAGATTTTATAAAAGATATCTTAGATGGGATTTCTAAAGCTACAGGGGGGTATAATGAATTTAGAATAGTACCTGATGATGATTCTAGGTGTGTAAGGATATTAGATGATAGAAGAGTATCTAGTCCAACACAAACTGTACCTAATTATACTCAAATACCAATATTAGGTGTAAAAAGTTTAGCTTATAATTTTAATTATACCTCAAAAATTTCTCCAAATACTGCCGCTATGGTAGTTATAGCAGCTCAAGCACAACCTTATGGAGTGCAAGGAGCAGAAAATGCTTTGGCTTTTTCTCATTTAAATAAAGGATTGTATAATAGATTAGATACTGTAGTAGTAGACTCTGCTACTGATAATAATGCCACTGCTAAAACTAATGATAGTTCTAATCAAAGATACATAGAATTAAGAGATTTTATAGAAAAGATATATGATGGAACTGGAGGAGTTAAAACTCAAGAAGAAATAGCAGCGTCTCAACCTTCAGCTCAAGCTGCATCTACTAATGTTTCTCTACAAGCAGTAGGAGTTAGAGATGAAATTCGTAACTCAGATGGAACTGTAACCTTTACTGGACCTAGAATCTAAATAATATGGCTTTAATATTCAATACAGATAAATCAGACTCTTGTCTAAATACATACAGAGAAGTATTCTCTGACCCTCTTAAATCAGGAAACGATAATGCCTTCACTGGTGATGTCATATTACCTTTAGATTTCAGTTTAGAAATGGATGGGTTAAGTGGAATAATACCCCATTCTGCCTTTACAATACCTGAAGATTCATTACCTAACTCTTATATAATACAAGATGGGTCAGATAAAGGGTTAACTAAAATTGCTTTTATTTTACATACAATAGACCAAAACTTTAATAATAATAAGTGGACAACTAAAATAACAGGTCAAACTCTTAGTATTAGATTTGAACCTTTAACAGAAGCGGAGAAAAAAGCAATTAAAGATGCTCAAGATGCTCAAAATTCAATGACTAAATATCAAAATTATGGAGCTCCTAAAACAACATCATATCCTGAATTACCTTTTACTACTCCACCACCTCCAAGTAACATATTATCTTTTAAAGATGCTGTAAATTATTTAAATAAAAAATATGGAAAATTATTAGGGAAAAGTATATTTGCTGTATTATTTGCAGAGGCTAGACATATTGGAGAGTCTTTTAAATCCGCAGGGGGATATAATTATGCAGGGGTTCAAACAGATAGTGGTAGATGGGGGGCACCTGGAATTATAGGTCAATATAATAGAAAAGACAGTGGGGGTTCTAATAGAGCCTTTGCTATATTTGCTAGTAATGAATCCTTCTTAGATTTTATGGCTGATAGAATAAATAAAAAAGGAATAGTAGCTACAACATCTGATATTTGGACAACTAATTATATAAACAAATGGTGGAGCCCTGCAGCTAAATTATCTTACATTAAAGGAACTCCAACATATTCCTCAAAAATAGCGATATATAATTCGGCATCTAAAAGATATGATAATTTAGTATAAAAATGAAATACTTCCCTAAATCCCGAATTATTACAAACATAAAAGCTTTACCCGGTCAGTTCACTACACCTAATGGTAAAGATTATATTGGCCCTTATTATACCACTTTTGATGGTAAATCCTTTACAGGAATTAATCCTACTTCAGGTAGTTCTATCCCTTTAATTGAATCCCTTTTAACTTTAGGGCAATCCAATGTTGTAGATAGTATTGGTACTTTTACTTATAAACAATTAAACCCTAGTTCAAATATTAGTTTAATAAATCCTACACCTTTTACTCCTCGTCCAACAGATGAAGACTATAAAGTAGGGAAAATTACAAGGTATTTGGCAAGACAAAGAAGTGGAACTACCTTTAGAATAATGGAAATTGATAAAGCAACTTATGATGCTTTTCAAAATAATAATACTAAAGATAATTATTCATTATGGAAACCAATTTCAATATTTTGGCAAATCTCTGGCCCACTTCGTAATGAAAAAGTAAACAATATAACAACACGAGCAGGAATAATAGATACAAACCAAAGAGTACTAAATAATGCTGAAAAGAATTTTATAGGTATAAAACAATACCTCAATAATTTAATTCAGTTTTCTAAATAGTTATAATATTTATATCAATAAAATAAAAAATATAAAAATGAAAAACCCATATAGTCTAAAAAATATACTTCTAAGTGAAGGAGTAATTAAAAATAAAGCAACTAAAAAAGCTATCCAAGATATACTAAATGAAGATGTTCGTTTTAATTTCCAAAAAGGTGGAGGCGGAGGTAAAAGATTTATCCCTACTAATGGGATAGTACCAAGTAAATTATTTACAGCTTTACCTAACCATTTTAAAATGTTAGGAAACCAATTATTAATATCCCCAGAAGCTGTAATTGCTTTAACTTCAGTTGAAAGAGGTAGAGGTGGTGCTGTTAATTATAAAGAACTATATGGTAAACTTAGAGGGTATTTTGATATTAAAAAAGCAGATTCTAGTTCAGAATTTGGTCCTGCTCAAACATCATCTTTCTTATCTCAATTTAAACAAGGTTTAAAAGGTAGATTAGATTCTGTAGTATCAGGAGGTAAAGAATTTAAAGCATGGAATGGAGAAGGAAGCAAAAATGAAAAAGGAGATTTTACATTCCCTCTAGCTCAATTTAAAGCCGATTCATTACAAGAAAATGAAGAAGGTCTTAGATCACAACTACATTCCCTTGTTGGTAATGAAATGAGATTAGGAAAAAGAGCAAATATGACTGGAGCATCTCACCATATAGAAGAACATGAAAAAGCAGAAAAAGCAGTTGAAGATTTTCTTAGAAAAAATCCATCTATGGAGGAATATAGAGATGAAGTTGAAGATAATTTTACTAAATTGTTATTTAAATAAAATCTTAAAATAATAAATTTGGCTCCCATAGGGAGCCTTTTTATATTTAACCAAAATAAAAGTTATATTAAATGTTTTATATAGTAGAAACCCAAGATCAATTATCACAACTTCTTGTATCGGAAGAATGTTACATTAATGTAATACCATTAAGTAGTAATTATCATCCTTTATTAACAGAAGTATCCTTAATTTATTATAAACCAAAACATGGTAAGGGATTAATACTTACAATTAATCATAGTGAAGGATTTTATTTAAATTTTGAAAATGTAAAAGACTTTATATTAAAACATGAAAAAGTTTTTGTATTAGATAAAAAAGTAACAGCACAATTATTAGGGGAAGAATTTTTAGATAGTAAAGTAAAGGATTTACAATTATTATCACTGTCCATGTCTACTACCCCTCCGTATATACACGATTTTGATACTCATATACACACTCATTTCAAACAACTTTATGGAGACAAACCTTATTTAAATTCAATTATTCCAATTCCTAAACATTATGATACTCAAGAAGCTATATTTAGTGTTGTAAAGCATTTAATGGTTTACCCCGCATTAGACACGTATTATAACGATGAATATGTTAAAGTGTACTATGGTATTGAAAAGCAAGGAATCGCGTTAGATATGCCACTTTTTAACGAGCATTTTAACCCGACTAACCCTAATTTCTCAATTAAGGATGATAAAATTTATACTCAATATAATTTGTATAATTTTACTTCTCGTCCTACTAATGCTTTTAATAATATTAATTTTGCAGCATTAAATAAATCAAACGGGTCTCGTGAGGCAATTATCTCTCAAAACAATATGTTATTTGAATTTGATTACGAGGCATACCATCCACGAATTTTAGGTAAATTAATTGGATACGAGTTTGATGAAGGATCTATTCATACCCATTTAGGTCAAATGTATTTCAAAACAGAAGTACTAACCCTAGAACAATATCAAGCCTCTAAAGAATTAACATTCAAACAACTATATGGAGGGGTCTTTAAACAATATGAAAATATTCCATTCTTTAAACAAGTAGCAGCTTATGTAGATGGTTTATGGGATGAGTTTAATTATGGAGGATATATTACATTAGTAGGAGGAAGACAATTATTTGCAAAAGATGTTATAAATCCTACACCACAAAAACTATTGAATTATTTAATACAGTCTGGAGAAACTTTTTATAATGTTAATTCTATAAAAGGTGTGCAAGCCTATTTGGTTAATAGAAAAAGTAATATTATATTATACACATACGACTCGATATTAATAGATTATCATAAAGATGATGGAAAGGAGGCATTAATAGAGATAAAAAGATTATTAGAAGAACCGTTCGGGTTCAAAGTTTCTGTAAAATACGGAAAAAATTACAATTCATTAAAATAAGTTATGACAAATACACATTTACCTACTCTCTCACATATTTATTTGCAACAATCATATGAAAACGCATATGAATATTCAGATTATATGAACAAATTATTCTGTACTTTTTCTAGTAAAGAAGATCTAGAGAGTACACTAGCTGCTATACAAGGACAATATAAAATTTTATTTAACAAAATA